TGTAGAAAAATGCTCGCTCCACATCGCCAGGCACTTGATCACCTGTCAACCTCACATAAAGTGGGTGATTTAGGTAGCCTATACAACGACATGAAGTCAGCCTCGTGTTTGGGCCGAAGCCCTTCTCGTAGAGCTCTTCAAGAGGCACTAGAGTCACACGGACAGGCACACCTACAAAAAGAGCCGGAAAACAAAGAAAACACCGGCTTCGGCATTAATGCATCATAAATACTGGGATCCGTTAGGGTCAATAGCTGACGTCTGAAGGACACCCGGTATCATGACAGGGACTGGACCCATATAGTGGGCCAGTTGTGCATCATCTGATGCACTTCGGTAGACCTCAACCTCCTCAGTAAGGTCAGTCTTCAGGGTATCTATGATCACCTTGAAAAGATGGCCAAGATAAGGAATGACACCCACCGGAGCTAATGCCGGATAAGGCACGCTAAAGAGAGTGTCATAAGCGGTTGTTGGTATGCGCGCGACTGTCTGAAAAGACGGCACGCGCACATGATTGGCTAATGAGGCAGTCTGGATAACCTGAGGGACTGCTGAAGGGAAACACCTCCTAGCCAGGGAAGTGTTCGCAGTGGCGGTGACGCCAGACTCGCCCGAGTACTGGGCCACTTTCACCTTGGTGGTCGGGTGTTGGGGATAAAAATGAAAATCAGTTCCTCCCTTGCAAAAGGCATAACACTTAGCCACACACGCAGAAAAATGGGCCGCTCCTGCAAATACCGCTGAGGGCACATTAGGAAACGGCAGCGCCTTAGAAGCCGAAATCCCTCCATATGAGGAATTGACAAACCAAGGCGACAAATAATAAGAAGACACTGATTCCGGAGTCCCATAAAGGGAATCAGGAACTGGTGCCATAATCAATTGCTTGACAGAAGTCACCTTCTCACCCATGGTGTGAGGTGCAACGTCAGCAGTAGTTGTGCTCACGGAATCACCGCCAGCCTGCGTATAAACAGTGCCGTCGGGGAGCAGAGGGAAATAATTGCCTGCATAGTCGGACAACTCATAATCCGGGCCTCCACAAACTTCCACCAAGAATGGTATGGTGCTGGAAACAGTGCCAGTCACCTGAAGGGGATCGAGAACGACCATGGTTATGCCACCAATGGAAGAAGCAAAACTGGTCCATGGAACATGTGATTGGTAATTGCAAGTGAACTCAAACACGTTGTCGTCCTTCAAATCAATGATCATGGTGTTACCGTATGGCTGCCGCAATGACGAAACTGTCTCAGGCCCAGAGACCGTACCACCGAAGTTGTTAATCTCTGGCTGCCATATCAAATCTGGATTGTACGTGACCATGAGGCGCCCCCCATGGAGTTTGGTCTTCGCAAATGTGAACCTGAACTTGATGGAGCCCCTCCAGTATCTAAACACTGAGGAGATGTACATGAGAGATGATGGCATGAAACTATTCCCTGAATTGGAAATAAGTCCTGCGGAGTTGCTGGGAAATCTGACATTGCAAAATGGTGAGGACGCTGGGGCCCTAAACCACATGACTGATGGAGACAGCGGCGCAGCATAAAGCGTAGCACCATGCGCATTACCAGTCGCAATCGACCCACGACACACTTGAGACCACTGTTGTGAAATGAAGGCTAAAGCCATCTCATCCACGTCAGTAGCGCCAAGGGACGTATCTATAACGGTGGTATTTCCCTGGAATAAACCAAGGGCCTCACCGGTCATAGGTTGGTCAACGTGACAGTCTGCTGCAAAATTGGTGCGAAACACCTTGCTGGCACTATCTTGGTTGAGGGGGCGTGAGTACCCAAAATACCTCGCAACCCCAGCTGCTACAGAAGTGGCCCAATGAGCTGGCCCGGCCAATGAAGAAAGGGCCGGGATGTTCCGCGCGACAAAAGACAAAGCGGTAGATGCTGAGTCCAGGGTCTTTGAGATAACCCTAGTGCTGCGGAGCTCTGAGCTCAAAGTGTCACCTGACTGAAGAGTAATGTTCTGTGGGTTGATGACATCCACACCAAACAGCTCAATGTCGGTCATGTAGCAGTACAAATCGTAAGTGGCAGGGGAAATACCCGAAACACTCAGCGAGGGAAGCACTGAAACAATTGCAAGCTGGCCGTAGTCACCGGAAAATGGCGTGGTCGTGTTCTCAGTAACCTGCATGTATTCTGCAGTGTAAAGGAAAGGGACCTTCAGCTCAACCATAGTCTGGTCAGCCAAGTTAAGCCTCACGTGTGGCACATTAGTGCAGGAATATGGCTGAATGGCCCTTGCAAACGTGGAGTCAGACAGGCCAGTCTTCCCGTACTGCCATGCCATTGCGATAAGTCCTTGGTGAAAACTGGTTGCTGCAACTTGAAGCTTAAAGTTCAGGGTGAAACGCACTCCATAAGCACCCGCGAGACGCTGCGTCCACTGTGGGAAAATGGAAATGAGGGTAGCCATGTCTGACCGGAAAGCAAATCCCGGCGTCAATTGGGCCACAGTTCCAAATGTAACAGTGCCGCGCGAAATAAGGCGAGGTCGCTCGAAGTACGCCTTCACATCCTGTAAATCAGATTGAGGAAGCGCCATACCAGCGGGCCTGTAATTGCCCAACGCATGTACGCCCTCACAAGCTTCAGCGACAAAAGATGTGACGCCAGTCTTGTCAGGGGTGCTGTTGATGATGGTAGAACCTTGCATGTCGGAACACACTTCTGTGTTGTCCCTGATTTCATTTGATTGGGTAGCTGGTCAAATACAAACGTGCACCGACCAAAGTGTCACGCTCGGTTGTACCTTCTCTGGTTTCTTTAATGTCGCACCTGAGTAGTAACACCTGAATGAACGACTTCACCACTACCCTGTCATACACAAAGATTGTACTAACAACATGATTTAGCCTCAGTGTGTACCGTATATGTAGTGGATCACAGCAAGTAGTCAGGAATCCTGCCCTTAACTCGCTGCAAGTAGTGACTTGAAGTGGTCACATCACACTTAGGAGTTTCCCCGTACTCCCTCTTTGCCGCTACCAACATGGGTGCGACAAGATCCCAATGTTCTTCAGGGTGCATTGATAGTTCTTCAAGAGCATTTTCAATATTATCCAGAATAGTCTTGCGCTGTGCAAGTGGGTCTTTGGTTTTGGTATAGTACAAGGAGTGAAGGAAAGACTCAGGCCTAATAGGGCACACAGTAGCACCATCCTTCTGAGAGAAAATCCTCTGCAGAAAAATGACGCGATCGATACCCACAGCCTCAGTTAATTCCTCGCCTTTACGGCCAGCTGTGTAAGTCATGTCATAATGCTCCTTGAGGAACTTAGACAATGTCTTTTGGTTGAAATGTGGCAAAAACTGGTCGCACGTAGCAACCAAGTTGTCATCGCCGTGAACAGCTGCAGAGCAAAAGCTCCAGAAATCGACCTGGCCAGTTGTGGCTATAAAACCACTGGCAATTAGGCCCATGGAAAGCATGGAATTGACTGTTGAAGTCAGGAAATGCCCTGACGGCAACGACTTGTTCCACTGCACGATGGTGTCCGCTTGCGCTCTATAACTGGTCAAATGGCGGCTACTGACGAGGTCCATAAAGAGAATCGTCCTGATCTTGGCGTCCTCCTCACTAGCACCACCCATGGCATACCAGGAATTGATGTAATCCAGGATAACCCACAACAACGCGGGAACCTGGGAAGAGTCAAAGCCAGCAAAATCACCATCCCAGACGTTCTGTCCTGTTGGGTCTGCTGTGAGCAGAAATCTCTTTAGCTCGTCCCACTCGGAATAAGGGTTCATCCCAAGTGTGACACCTGTCTCATTGTGCGTACGCACCAAGGCGCCAACAAAGGCACCGAAGTACATACGGCACAAAGTGTAGTAGCGCAAATCAGTGCCTGCTATAAGACGGGCACTCTTACCACGCTTCCTCGTCTCATCCTTGAGGAAGTCCCTGCAAACGAACAAGGGCCTTTTCCCCGACTTTATTACAGTCAATAGAGAATCGACTTGGCGTGCAAGCTCAATGGCTTCTTCTTTACCAAGATCAAGCTCCTCTCCTGAGCCGAAGAAATGCTTCTTGTTGTTGATGCCTTGGGCACATAGTGGATATCCCACGGATGTACCCCGGGTCAAGGACTTTAGCCCAATCTGATTGTCGCCCCTAATGGCCTCATCAAAAGTGAGGACCTTACGGGTCATGTCGATTGACGAGTCAGCAAATTTCTTCATACCGGCATATAAGCCGTCTTTAAAGATCGCTGTATCAGGGACGAACGTATCACCAGCAAAGGGCTTAAGCGCGTCCTCCATCTTAGATGGGTGGAGGTTCATGACCACAAGGTCCTCAGGGGGTTGGCCTTTCATCGTTGTGATGGCCTCCTTAAAATACCTCTGAGCGCCGAAATGGGTCTCCTCCATTTTTGTCCTTACGGGCGCGGAAACGGGCTTCGACACCAAAAACAATGGTGTGAGCTGTCCCACTCTGCCGTCAGACGTGAAGGGAGCCGAGTTAACGGACTCCAGTGTTACGTCTCCCCACTCAGATTCCTCCAAAGAAGCAGGCTGCACGCTCTCAATACCGAAACGGCTTGTAGCATCAGCAATCTGCTCTGCGGTGACCCAAGTAGAAAAACCATGACCGCGATTAGTATCACCGGCCACATGGATACCAGCAACCAATCTGCAATCAAATTGGTTGTGGTTGATGAGACACAAGGGAGCACCACAATCACCCTTTGCTGTCGGGGCGTAGTACTGAAGGAAACGGCTATAATACTGACCGTCCTTAGTCCTCATACCCCCACGATGCACAGCAACTGTGGGACTCTCATATGTTATGTTGTCATTGAAAGGCAAGAGCTCTCCCTTATGGTCAACACGAGCTGTATCCAAACGGACAGCCCTGCCGCCAATCTTAGCAATCTCACTCTCCTTGAGGAAGAAATGGGAAATCTTGCGGAAAGGGTTAAAGTCCCTGCCGAAATGGCGGAAACAAAGGTCCTCATCCTTGTGCTCGATAGACTTGGCAGACAAAAAGGTACCGACATTCATCTTCAAGGTGATACCTGATCGCATACAGCCTCTTAGAGTTAAACGGGACTTGGTGGTAATTTCCCCATTGTCAATAAGCTCGCGCAAAACGCGGTCGAAGTGAAGCGGGTAAACACACATAGTGTCTGCCAGAAAGGTTAATTGACCAAGGGGTCGAACCAACCCAGAATCGGTGACCACAATAAGCTTGACAGTGTTGGCATAGACTCTGTACCACAATGGGTCAGAATCTATGGACTGCTGCTGGGCCTTGAACTTATAAGCACGCGGCTGAGGGCCGTTGCTCTGTTCAACTGGTGGAGCGGCGACTACCAAGTCGTTGCCCTTGAAAAGGCTGCGAATTGACTTCATGATGGCCTTGATAGCCTTCATGACAACGTAACCACCGACGCACCCAAATGCCCACGACACAGCCATAGCATCCAATGGGTTAAGCCCAAAGGTACGCTCAACATTGCTGACAAACCCGAAGATCTTCTGCCACATAGAAATGACAAAGTTCTTACGGGCTTCGCTGCGCATTTTCTTCCTAAACTCCTTGGCCTCGTTAGACCAGGACGGGTGAAACCTGAAATCACGAGGATTATCAGGGTCCACTCCAAGAAAGCCCTCAGTCCACAGGTAATCACCCGCTTGTTGCTCAGGGGGATTAAGGTGGTCGAGAATCGAAGTGGAAGGTGTGTCTGAATTGACAACACCTGCCAAATGACTCATGGCCCCCTTGTGGGAAACGCACTTATCCTTAATACACTTGACCATTCTGGCCACGGCGTGGATGAGTGGTTTGGGAGGAATAGACATGTCCACCTCCCTGTCAAGGGTGGTGTCACGATACTCCCATATATGCCAAGGGTGCCTCTCGTAACCAGTCTTGCCCTCCTCAGCAAGCTTGTTACTTTCCTCGATGAACTTGTTATAGTCCAACTGTTCAGTGCCAGGCAAGCAATATTCGGGCTTAACAGTCACATGGATGTGAATGTCGACACGGCGTTTAAGGGCTTCAGGCTCAAGCAAAATCTGCTTAGCCCTGATCTGCTCAAGATTCTTGGCATTGGTTGTAGCAAGCAAGATAGATGATGTAAACGGGTACATCCCTTTCTTGTCAAGCTCAGCCATATTGAGCATGGTTGTGAAACTGCCATAGAAAGCGAGAAGTTCGGCCAAAGCTGCCGGATTATCCTCAGTAGGCAAAATGGAACACCAGTCATCAATGTAATAACATGGCTGCCCAAAGTACCCATCGAAATAATCGGTGTTGTCGGCTTTGGTGAAAAATGCTTTACCAGTCTCCTCAGCCTTAATATCGGGCATAAGTCCTGACAGCTTAAGGAGAAGGGCAATGAGAATAGGAACCTGCATGGTCTTTCCAACACCAGGCTTGCCCTCTATCATAATAGAAGCGGGCTCCTGTCTGTATCCAGACCCAAGTCCAAGCACTTGTCTCAGTGGGCCGAGCTGTGTACCAACCATGCCTTTAACACGATTGATCTCAGCTGCAAGATCCTTATTCTCACGGTGCATCATAGCCAGACCTGTCAGCCTCTCATAATTAGCCATAAGCTTCATGTAGAGACACTGAAGGTCGGTCTTCTCGTTGCGTCTCAGCAACTGGTTCTCTAAGTCGTAAGCCTCCTTGATGGCAGCTTCGATCTCAATATCCAATTGCTTCCTGAAACGCACCTCTGGGAGTTTCACAAACCTCCGTGCAAAATCCCATACTCTCTGAAGGGCCTCCAAGCAAAAGTTGATGACAGCGTCAATGCCCTTAATAGAGCGTGGCACTGCACCAATGGCCTTTATCAACTCAGTGAGATGAAAAGAACCGCGCTTGAGTCCCGTGGCCCCAGCAATGACGACCGCAATAGCGCTAGCAAGAAAACTATCGCTACCGGCCTGCTGTTCTGGACCTTCTCTGGACAGGTCTACTCGAAAGACATCGACAAGCCCAGGGAACTTCTTTATAGCAAAGAGTATAGGAATGGAGGACATAATAATGCCTCGCACGAGTTTATTGGGATATTTATTCCACAAATATATGATGGCGGCTAAGGCAATCATATTGCGTATCATTTCGGGTACTTTAAGTAAGGCCTCCTTTATACTCTTGAAAAACATCTTAAGCATTGAGGTGACCTCATCAAGGACACTAACGGTCTTGTTCGCAACATTGTTGACCCCTTTACCGATGAGCAGTGCACCAACGCCGCCGCACAAAGCAGCAACACCGGCCACGGCCCCTCCGATTGATTGAGTTTCGACGGAATACTTGACGTCACGCTGACGGCGAATCGCAGCAACTGCCATCCGCCTGACAAGGTCAGCCCTTCGCTCATCAACCAAGGCCTTAGCCCTCTGCTCCTTGAGCAGGGCGGACCTTCGCTGAATCTCCTCACGCTTGATGCGTGCGAGCTGTCGTGATGTAAGCACCCTCTTATTGAAGGTAGCATGATTCTCAGCAATCCAATCGGCTCTCTTAATGCTAACACCAGCTTCAAGCAGCATCTCATAATTGAGCTTTGCTGTCGTCTTGCGGTAAACATGGCGATTGCGCTGGTAGGACTCCTGAAAATCACCTTCGTCTGACACAGTCTTGCGGACAGGTTTCACCTTCTTGGGTGTACGTCTGTTCACAGAAATAGACTGTGTGATGGGCTTGTAAGCCTCATCGTCGAGGGAATACCTGAAGTAGCCTGTTGGCCTCTCAGGTTTAGCAACAGCTGACCACGCCTTAAGGTCGCTGAGTAAAATCTCAGCCTCTTTAAGCCACAGCAGAAGCCGCTCTTGCTCTAAATCACCGCGCAGCCACTTTTCAAGAGAAAAGTGATTACGCAAGGCGATCATGTCAATGGCCAAAATATCAGCCATTTCTTTGGCCTCCATCTGAGTCATGCTTGCAAGAAGCACAAACTCTTCGAGGTCTGGGAAAACTGGAATTGCCCGGGGAAAGTCCGTATTACTTCTGTTGATGCTTGTCATTTTGATTGATACAAGAAAGTTAAATCGAAAAATAGGCTCACCACTAATGAATGGTACTTATCTATCCTCTTTAGCGAACTCTGTACAACAGAATGAATCCGCGCTTCGGGCAAAAAGCTTGGACTTAACTAACTACGAAGACAATCATATAAGCCATCTAACACTGCACTGCCTAGTGCCAGTCCCCTAAACAAGAGAGTCCGCATCGTGCGGCAGTCTACTTGTGTCGGCGCCTACCGGCGGCATGCTACAATGTGAGCGATGAACTTAGACAACTGTGTTAATAGTTAGCCCTAAAACACCCAGCGTTGAATAAACTGTTTGTGGCCGAAACCCCTAGTGTTTTAGCAACCTACAGGAAGGACCATCACCTGTTACGGTCTCTGTTTACAAACATCTGCATATTCAGCCATAAGCTTCCATTCTCCAACGAATATGTCCACAATTTTTGAGTTAACTGTGGTATCAAATCAATACTACGCCTACTCGCAGTTTATCGACGGTAGACTGAAAAGAATATAAAACAATAGTGTGGGATGAAGCTCTAATACACGGGCTATATACAACCGTAAGATAGAGCGGATATGTGTGTTTTAAAGTCATAAGACTGTAAGGGTGGGGTGGTTTTACGCTATCCAAGCATGTGGCTTTAACGCTATCCAAGCGGGACAATAGCCGATGTCCTGACGGGTTCCTTGTCCTCTCACTAACCCGAGTATAACACCCCAGACGACATGGGCCGGCACGCGGAAGTGGTACCAGGCTTGTAAGCCCTTAAGGCAACACAAAAGGTGTTCCCATACGCTGGTGGTGGATTAGTGACTGCGTAATTACACGCCTCTGCTTCACGCTGCAGAGAAACGGTAAAATCATTGCATTAAGGAGATGCATTGCATCTCCCTCTA